CCGGAACCTCCAATGCTATTATTGATTACAGCATTGACGACTGGAGTCCTGATGGAGTTGTGGGTACTCGTACCATCAATGTCTTTAGTAACAGCCCCTTTGCCTCTAGGCTGGGTAAATTCAGGAACATCAGTTTCCGCATAACGTATGCCGATAACTATCCGTTCTTTATGTCTCAACTTATTCTTGATTTAAATGTGATGGGAATCTAACATGGCAGACACTACGTTTAGTTCTGGGACAGTTATTGCGTCTACTTGGTTAAATGACGTAAATGATTATGTCTACGCACAGAATATTTCTATCTTAGACACTCAGACTGGCGTTGATCCTACAGGTGTGGTGGAATGTTCCACGGCTGTTCAGGCTGCTATTGATGCTGCAGAGGCTGCAAATAAAAAGCTGATTTCTACTGGTGGTACGTTCCTTCTCTCTAGTAAAGTGGTGCTTAAAGGTGATTGTGACCTTTCCCTAGCCCTCTTTAATATTGACGGAGCACCTACAATTGGTGTAGAAATTTCTACTGGAGATGCTGCAAATCCCACAACCTATTTGTCCAATAAGACAATGTTCTTGCCTACGATATACAACCTAGACAAGCCAGCCACTGGTTGGGTTGGTCAGGGAATTGGACTTCGTGTGGTTAATGTACAGACCTGTGAAATTCATTTGGGTAAAATTTACGGGTTTGCTGTTGGAGCACAATTTACAGCCTACTCACAGGGATGTGTATACAATTCATTCTTCTTGAAGCAGATGTATAACAACCTAGTACAAATTCAACTTGCTCCAGGAAATGCTAGTGGATGGGTCAATGAGAACACTTTCTATAATGGAAGTCTTCTGTATATTAGTGGCGAGGGTACTAATATCTCTGGTGCGCGACAGGTACTTTTAACTCATTTTGCTTCTGGCAATATCATCAACAACAACCGCTTCTTTGGGATGGCCTTTGAAGGAGATGGTCCAGAATATGCTGTAGAAGATCAGGGTTCCCAGAATCACTATATCTATTGCCGCTGGGAAGCAACGACAAACAAGGTATACTTGAATGGCACGCCCACTTCTCCATCTACAATGGAAGGACATACATTCTTTGGTGGATATGCCCCGAATGGAATTACCACTACTTTTGCAGGTACTGTCTACAACACTAAGGTAGATGTGGGCCGCAAGATTGGGCGCACCTTCTTAGACATGGGTGATCAAGTTTCTGTCTCTAATGGGGATGCTACACCAGCATACACTGTGTATCCGTCAACTGTTGTGGAACCCTGGGAAAAGACTTCTGCCAGTACTGATTGGCTTGTCCAACTCACAGGTAGAACATTAGTTGGTAAGCGTACGGGTGATGCAGCAGCGTCATTCCGCGCTGGGCTAGACTTTGATAATGGTCGTGTATATGTAAACACTGGTGTATTTTGGCGTAGTGGTTCTGGGTCGCCTGAGAGTGTTGTTACAGCTCCCGTAGGCAGCATCTACTCTCGTATTGATGGGGGAGCATCTACCTCTTTTTATGTCAAAGAGAGTGGTGCTGGAAATACTGGGTGGGTTGCTAAGTAATGGCTGATATCCTTCCTCCTGCACCTGTAGATGCCCCTTTTGGTGCCTACAATTGGGTAGATTGGTATAAGAAGGTTAGAGATGCTATTAACAATGGTGCCTCTGTAGCATGGGCGAGTATTACTGGTAAACCCAATTCTCTTGCAGGTTATGGTATTATTGATGGTGTTGCAGACACCAGAACGATTACCACCACTGCTCCCCTAACTGGGGGTGGTGATTTGTCTGCAGACATTTCACTCTTCATCTCAGACTTTACTGGTACTACTTCTGGTGCTGTACCAACCTCTTTAGGTGGAACTACCAACTTTCTTCGGGCAGATGGTGCCTGGGCTGACCCAGGGGATGCTTTAGGAGCTGCTTCTGGAATTTCCCTGACTTTATCTGGGGATATAACAACTGGATCAGGTGTACTTCATAAAACATCAGCTCCATTGACAAACGGAGCTGCGGCCCAGAGTGCCACATTGTTAAATGCACCAGTGGCTGGAAACCCAACAAAATGGATACCCATTGATGATAATGGAACCACCCGATATATACCTGTATGGTAAGGAGAATACATGAGTTTTCTTAGTGATCTGTTTAGTGATCCTGGTCAATCCTTAACGGATGCGTGGAACACCATGACTCAAATTCCAGGTTCTCCTGAGGCTGTGTCACAGTCGGTGTACAACGGTATTAATGGTGATGCTTCTTGGAATCCTTACTCCCCAGAAGCCTCTGTATGGGATCAAGGGGCTCTTGGCTCTAATCTCTCAGAAGACCCTAAGCAACGTGCTGCAGGACGTATGGTAGGCACTGCCATTGGTAGCTACTTCACTGGAGGTGCTCTCGGTAGTTACCTTGGTTCTACCGCTGGCGGTGCTGCCGCTAATGGTGCTTTATGGAGTGGTGCTCAAGCCGCTGGTACAGGCCAAGATGTTGGTACAGCTATGGCAAAAGGTGCTGCTGGTGGGTATCTTGGGACCATGGCTCCTGATGTAGCCGGTTATGCTGGTGTAACAAATCCAGTTGCTGGGAATGCCATCAATGGTGCGGTTACTGGTGGTTTAGGCGCTTTAGCTAGTGGTGGTAATGTTGGACAGGGGGTTGTTTCTGGAGGTATTCAGGGTGGTATCCGTGGCTATGGTATAGACCAAACGGGTTATCAGCCTACTAGTGATAGCCAACAAACGTATAACGACATCACACAAACTAGTTCTATTCCGGACAATAGCCGCACCAGTACTGCCTCTATTCTAGGCTCTATGGGCAATGGTGAGGGTGGTATGAGCTATGCTCCAGCATACACGTCCACAGGCACTTACAATGCACCAGAAATGCAAGCTCCAGCACAGGAATCTTCCTGGGCCAACCCAGACCTTGGTGCCTTTATGGGTAAGATACTTCCACAAACTAGAGAAGGTTGGGGAGATATGGCTCAAGGGCTTCTGGGCCTCTATGCTGCTAATAAGCAGCGTCGTATGGCCCGTAATCTTCGTGATCAAATAGGGGGTAATCGTAGTGCTTATGGAACACAGCTACAACGTGAATTGCAGCGCCGTGATGCTGCTGCTGGGCGTCGTAGTAATTACGGTGGCCGTGCTGTCGAATTGCAAAGCAGCCTTGCTAAACTAGACTCTCAGAATGCCCCTGCTATAGCACAGCTTCAACAAGCTGAGCTTGGTGGGTTGATGAATATGTTCCAGACTGGTCTTCGTTACGGTGGTAAGTCTGGTTGGTTTGGAGATAGAAACAATCCCAATGTTCCGCAACAGCCTGGGTACTCTCTTAACAATCCTTCTATGGAAAGCTATAAGAATCCTATGCCAATGGATCAGACTTCTTTTGATCCATATCGTCGTTTCCGTATTGATGGGGGTGGTGCTTAATGGATACTCTACAAGGACTGACACAACTTAACCAAGTTCCTGTAGACATGACTCTTGAGGGTTTGCGGGCTATTGGTCAACGTCAGCGTACTGATGAGATTACGCTTCAGGAACTGGCTAGAAAGCAGCAGTATGAACAGCAGGCTGATCCTCTTCGCATTCGTCAAATGCAACTTGCTAATGATGTTTCTTTACAGAACTTAGGCCGAATGACTCGTGAGAATAAAGAGGGTGATTTCACTTCTGATGCACGAATGCAAGCAGAATTGAAGAAACATCTTCTGAATGCTTCTCAAGCAGATTTGGATCAAGTGGCACAACATGGGCAGAGGTTGGCATATAGCCAAAATCCCAAGGAACGCGCTATTGGTCAGGCTCTCTTGTTGCAATCCAAGGAAGCCATTATTGCTCGACAAGCTCAGGAAGCCCATCTACGGGCTGTTCAGGCACAGCAGGCTGGTGCGTTGGCCCGTGCAAATGCAAAACCTGGAAAATCGTTTGATCCAAAAAACCCAGAGCATATGTATGCACATCTAATGAATCGTGCTTTAACGGCTGAGTCTGAAGAGGAGGCAGCTCACTTTCGGGGATTAGCTGACGAGCAACTTTCCGTGATGCGAGAGAAGTGGCAGACTAAAGCAGTTCCTCCTGGAACTGTGGATGTGGGTGCTGCTGGACGTAGGCCAGTTCCTACACTCCCCACTCCAGCTCCTGTATCTGTTGCTGGTCCCACTAATGCTGCTACTGCAGGTCGTCCTGCTCGACAGGCTGCTGCAGAGGCGGCTAAGAAAAATCCCACGAATATTCAAGAAGCTCAACAAGCCGGTTGGGTTTATAAGGTGGATGCAAAGGGAAACAAGGCTTATGTCTCCCCCGATAACAAGCAATTTATTGAGGTTAAATAATGGCTTTTGATCTTTCTTCAGCAAAAGAAGTGCCCCCACAAAGTGGGGGTTTTGATTTGTCTAGTGCAAAAGAAGTTCCGCTTATGGACCGACTTTCCACTGGTGCTGCACAGGGTTTTGCAGAAGTGGGGAATTTGGCAGATACCTACGGCACATTGGCGGGAACTGGTGTGCAAGAAGCATGGCGTCATCTTGGGAAGCTTGCTGGTTCTAAACGTGAGTACAATTATGATGAGCGGTTTGATGAGCTTAACAAGCGTATCAAAGATCGTCGTGACTGGGCCAATCCTGAGCAACTGGATGTTGGTATTGCTGGTAGTATTGCTGGGGGTTTAACTGGTCTTCCTGGGATGATCTTAGCACCCGTTAGTGGTCTTGGTGTGGCTAAAGACTTCATGGATAAGGGTGAGTCTGGTACTCGTGGCGCTGTTGCTGGTTTAACTGACAGTGCTCTTTCTACTGCTGGTGTATTTATTCCTGGTCTTGGTAAAACCATTCCGGGAAAACTTGCTATGGGTGGTGCAGTTAACTCAGGTCAGGGCGCTATCTCTGATGCTGTAGCAAATGCTATTGCTCAAAAGCAAGAGACTAAGGACGCCTACCAATGGGACGATGTAAACCGTCGTGTGGCCGAAGCTGTCATAGGTGCTGGTGCTGGTTTAATGACCCCTACCCGCAAACCTGCAGCAAAGCCTGCTCCTAAAGATTTTAATGCGTTAGTTGAAGCGGAGAAGCGTGCTTCAGCGAAGCCGGTGGAGCAATCTACAATGAATCCTGCTGACGCTATGTGGCGGGATAGGGCACAACAAATACAAGAGCAACAAAAGCAGTTTCTCAATAATGAGCAAGTAGAACTCATTGAAGCTCAGATGGAAATTGATCGGCAAACCCGTGGACATAGCGGTCAACTGGAGTTGTTTGATCAGCCAGAACAAGGTCGCATAGCAAATCCGTATGAAGCCAAAACTGGTGATTGGCGTGTTGATGAGAATGGTATTCCCATCAAAGCCGACTTGTCTATGGATGTGCAGAATGCTGCCCAACCTCTACAGAGAAATCTCTGGGGTGATGAGTTGCAGCGCACTCGCAATCCCATTGGTATGCATGGTACTCTAGAGGACGCTGTTCGACAACATCAAGAAGGGGCTACACAAGAAGGTGTTCCCCTCTCTGAAGCTATTGATTCTATTCCTGATACTCCATTTAGGGGTGATGCTAGGGACCAAGCTTTGGGCCAGCTTACTGGTGATGTAGAGCCTTCTGGACACCTTCTTGGGTCTATGGCTGATGCACGTCGGCGTGGGGGCAACCAAAATGGTAGTTTTGATTATGAACTCCTTCCAAAAGCCTTTAGGGACTTCGTAGACAACTGGAAAAATGCTGGTGGTAATTTAAGTCATGTAGGTGTGAGCCGAATGCTTGATGACCACCCAGTTTCTTTAAATCCCATGACTAGGGAAACTCTAAACCAGCTCTATCCTGCTACAGCTAAGGAGTACCAAGCTAAGATTGATAAGGCTATAGCTAATTCTGATTTAGATAAAGCGCGTCGTTGGGGTAAGCATTATGATGATGCTCTTATTACTGAAGCAGTATTGAAACAACACGATGCTTTTGGTAAAGGGTTTACTTTAGATGGTCCCAGGTATGATGCTAAAACTGGTCGATATGCTGGAAAGGTTGCTGCGCAAGAACAAGCAGATGCGGCTGTAAATATTGCTAGGCGTGGTGGTAAGCAGAGTGGTGCTGTAGACTTTCAAACAATTCTAGACCTGTTTCCAGGATTTAAGAATACTAAGGTTACTGAGCCTGTTTATCATGGCCGTACTCGTGGATTCAGAACCGGGGATTTTAACACTAAACGTGGCTTTAAAGGATACTATGACGAGACTGGTGGTGTAGATTCTACCGGGTATATCCTACCTCCAAATCGTGCATATCCTGGGGACTTAGGTGCTTGGTTTAGTAGCACTGGTAAAGGTACTGATACCTTTGCTGGTGCTCGTACTGGTGTCTCTGGTGGACAGGTGCATCAATCCTACATCAATCTACAAAGTCCCAAGATATTTAAAACCCATGGTGACTTTATAGACTGGTTCCATAGTCAAACCGCTAAAGGTGAGTCTGCATCGAAGGCTCGTCGGTCTTTAATAAAAGATGGGCATGACGGCATTGTTATTGAAGAGTCCATGACGGATGGTGGTGGTCTTCGTAGTGACTATGTTGTATTTGATTCCAACAACATTAAAAATGCTATTAGTCCTCAAATGAACTCTGGGATGGGGAAGAATCAACGTGGGGGTATTGACATTGAAGCATTGTTTGGAAAGAGGAAACAATTCCCATCTCCAGATTCCTTAACAATCTCTCCCAGTCGAATTGTTCCTGAAGATACTATTGAAACTCCTAGGAGTGTCATTACCCTACAACAAAAACAAAACCTGGAACAAAAGGCTAGGGCTGTTGGGCTGAAGGATACCCCATACACTCGTGTAACCACTCCTGAGGAAGTTGTTGCTTCTTTACAAGACCCTAACGATATTCCTCCCAGTTATACAGGCTCAAGAAACAAACTGATTAGTGGGTCAGAGGGAATGGTACGTCTGTACCCCAAGAATAAGCTTCTTAATTTTGTCCGTAGCTCTTTTCAAGAGGCTCGGAATACTCATGAGTCTTGGAGTAAAGAATATCTCACCGGGGATACTGGTATCAATACATTGCTAACCAAACTTAGTCTTGATGAAAAGAGTGATGTGGTTGGTTTGTTGTTGGCTCTAGACCGTAAGCAGCACCCCCTTACTGACTCCATTATGTCTACGGCTGGGTTCACACCAGATCAGATAGCTCTGGCAAAGCGTATTCGGGAAACTGATGATTTCCTTTACCAACAAAAGGCATTGAGTTTGGGTGAGCAGGGCTTTGATCCACACCCTTATCGCCAGGGGCATATTCCTGCCAACTTCTCTGGTGCATACAGGGCATTGGTGGGGCACATGGTTAATGGTGAATTTAAAGTAACGGGTATTGCCCAAGCTGATACAGCCTATGGCTTAAAACAGGCTTTGGGCTATTACAAGAAGCAGGGTGATAAATATTCTGTGGTTGTTGGTAAGGAGCGAGTTGGTTTGCGTAGTGCCACCATTCGTGGTAAGAACGCTGAAGCATGGGCAACCTTGGTGGAGCAACTTGCAAAGCATGATCCAGAGTTTGCTAAGGTGAAAGCTGCTGCTGACCAAGCAGGGGCTGATGCTGCAGCAAGCTTGTATGACTTCCATCTTCATGAGAAGACTAAGAAAGGCGTTAAGGGCTCTCTTGGTGATCGTCCTTGGCTTGACCGAGATACTAATACGAAGCAATTTATTGAAGGACTAATTGATTACTTTGAAGATGGGTTCCGCTACACGGCTTACCAAAAACCGTTAAACGAAACTACCCAACTTCTTACCAATCCTGAGGTACAGTCTAAAATACCTAACGCAAGTAAGTATGTTCAGCAGTATGTGAACCATATTAAGGGAGAGAACCTCCATACCGTTGGGGCTGCTTTGAACTGGGGTGTTGACACCCTAGCAAGAAGTATGACTCTGGGGAATACGAAGATACAGAAAATCAATCATGAACTCACCCACTGGAGTAGTATTCATATGATGGGTGGTCTGAATCTTGGCTTCTACCTTATGCAGCTTACCCAAGTTGCTACTGGTGGATTGCCTGAGTATGCTGCTTTACGTCAGAGCTTACAAGCTGATCCGAATGAGTTTGTCTCTTCTGTCACAAACACGGCATCTGTCTTCCGGGCATTGGGTGCTGAAATGCTTTCTGGTAAGCAAGTGGAGATTCCAGGGCATATGCGTGTGGCTTATGACTGGGCACATAAGCATGGGTTGTTCACGTTTTCTGAAGCAGAACTGGCTCACCAAGTTTTACAAAGCAAAACTCGTAAGACTGTCGATGCTTACCTTACGGCTCCAATTAAGTATGGGGAACTTACTACTCGTCCAGTAATATTCATGATGTACGCAGACCTTCTGCATCAACGTGGATTTACTGGGGAAGAGGGTTTGAAGATTGCTCAGAATGCCACTGACTTTGCTATGGCTAATTATCATCCTGATGAGCGGCCGATGCTCTATCAAAGTCTTGGTACATTGGGTGGATTGTTGGGTGCTCTTACGACATACAAGCATAATGTCTTTACGCAGAATGTTACTCGGGCAAAGAACGTCTTTAAACAGCCTGCTGCGGCAGCGTTAGCTGTAGCTACAGGGTATGCTTTATACGGTATGGGTGGTTTTCCGGGAGCACAGGAAGCCTCACAACTTAGTGAACTTCTCACAGGAAAAACCTTACGGGAACAGTTGCTCTCTGATCCGAGGGAAACTAGTGGGTGGTACGATGGTTTGTTAACTGCTTCCACTGGCATTGACTTTCAGAGTAGGTTGGCTATGTCGAGTGCCCTACCTGACTCGGCTTTGTCAGCCTTCCCCCACATTAGTAACATCTTTAGTGTAACGGATAAGGCACTTCAGTTTGCTTTGAATCCCAATCAAGGATCATTCCAAGACCTAGCAACTACTGTTACACCGTCTGGTATGCGTGGAATCCCAGAAAAGATTTTCTCTCCTGATGGAGATATGCTAACAAAAGAGGGGATGAGTAAGTATGATGAAAATCGTACTCCAGAGGAAATGAAGCGTCGGATTATCTTTGGTCTTCGTCCTTTCCGGGAGCGTCTTACGGATGAACGGAACTATGCTAATCGGATTAAAGAAGCTAAACGAATGAAGAAGCTTTCTGAGGCACAGAGTCGATTTGACCGAGCGTTCCTATTGGGGGATGCTGAAGGACAGGACCGTGCTTATGGGGATTATCTTGAGAATGATGGGAATCCAGACACTCTCTGGAACACCACAAGACTTCAAGAACTCAAAAAGAAGAGTGTTCAGTCGGAGGAGGCTCGTAGGGCCGGAACTCCTAAGAACATCTCTACGCTCAAGAAGTACGAAACCTTTACAGAATAGGAATGGTTATGCAAATTAGTCATATGGGGATTCAGTCCCTAAAGGAACTGGAAGGCTTTCGTGCAAAAGCCTACAAGGACACGGGTGGTGTTTGGACCATTGGGTATGGCACCATCAAGTGGCTTGGAAAGCCCGTTGAAGCAGGGCAAACTATTACAGACAAGGAAGCAGAGCTAGCTCTACAGGCCGATTTGGCCTGGGCGCAAACTGCTGTGAATCAACTTGTCCGTGTTCCGCTAAAGCAACATATGTTCGATGCTCTAGTTTCTTTTGTGTACAACATTGGTGAGAATGCTTTTAGTAAGAGCACTATGCTAAGGCTGCTGAATGAGGGTAAATATGACCAAGCAGCCGAACAATTCAAACGCTGGAACCAGGATAATGGAAAAGTAATTCCTGGTTTGGTTTCTCGTAGGAAGGTGGAAGAGAGCCTGTTTAGGGGAGAATAGTTTTCTTAACAGAAAACAAAAAAGGGGAACTCAAACGAGTTCCCCTTTTCTTTTATATCGAATAAACTTTACATCCTAGTCCTGTGCAAATATCATGCTTTGATGCTAACATAACAGCTTCCTTTGGTGTACTGCCTGCAGACATAGCACCAATGGCAAAATCACTACCACTGCCAATGGCGAAATGCTTTTCAGGAATATACATCCAATTGCGTAGGTCCATTGAATGGTGTATGTGATTCTTATCTGTCAGCATTAGGAATTCAATGTTTTTGCATTTGGGTGGGTTGCCTTCGGCTCCAAGAGCGAAGAAGGAAACTATAGTTCCCCACGCAGATGCATTACCAGAAAATCCAATGAAGCATTTGTCTACACCAAACATATTCTGTGGAACACTACCCTCTAAGGAGAGTATTTTACTACTCCCCTTAAACTTGTGATTGCCTTTTGTAAACTGCAAATCACAAGCAATAGACTTATGAGCCGTACTGGCTACTATTGTTGTCATTTATTGTTGGAAGTCCAAATCCAGTCATCATATTCTCATTATCAAAAGTACGAGTTGGTTCAATTAATCCAGGTTCCCCAGGAACAATCGCAAACCTGCATGTTACCAACCACTCTTCTTTATCTAATTCAAAGTCCATACTCTTATTCCAAGTAGGTGCTCTACGTAAATAGACTCGATTAGTAGCACTAAGGAGCTCTAGCATGGCTTTCATTGTGGCCTGGGCCACTTCTGCCTCTTTTTTAGAGTCTACATAAACTCCGACTACACTTGGGGTAATTGTTTTATACTCCATCATCAACCCAATCACTCCCCCAATTACTTTCTGAACATAGGCGTGTATGCCCTAAGATACCTCGACATTCCTTACACCCCACAAGAGCCACCCTTCCCGCTGATGTCACAGATGTCGTGCTCTTGGTAGACAATACCTCGATGCTTGATGGCGTCTTGGTAGTCAACTTCTGTGATGGGTTGACCTCCCCGACTTCCGTCTGGATAACAAGTGAAGCCACGGAGTCGCGGGGCATACTGAGCAAGGATTGAAGCAAATCGTCCAACATCTGATTCACTATTTCCTTTAGTATTCCACGGGGGTAGGTTAATTGTTGAACTGATCGACATGTCAACATAGTCTTGTATGTCCGCTTGGAACTTGATTCTTTGTTCATAATTGCTACTCAGCTTGTAAGCTGTATCTATGGAGTTGGGGTCAACTCCGGTTTCTTGGACAATTCGCTCTGCGGTTGCATCGACGACATACTCGTATTTCCATTGTGTTCCATCGGTAAGGTAACGCCTTTTGTATGCCACTGCAAATAGAGGCTCAATTCCCGTTGTAGTTGACGCAAGGATGCCAATTGTGCCTGTCGGGGCAATTTCTCGGTAAGCAACCGGACGCGAGATATAAAACCTGTCACAGTGTTCATTAGCTGCTCGTTCGGATTCGTCCCTGTATACTTGCAGCCATTTGCGTAATTCATCATCTACTTCGTAACCTTTCTTTCGTTGTAGAAGCCACTCATGAATCCCCATGAGTCCCAACCCAAGACGACGGTTCTTTTCCCGAACTTTATATACTTTCTCATACGGGAGGTCTGCTCGTAGGGTTCCGCATACCAAGAATTTTGATGCGAGGTTAACCACAGCGACGAACTCTTCCAGACTTGTAATATTCCCCATATTGATTGAGCCAAGATTACATACGTCAGAATCATCTTCGCTAGTAACCTCTGTACAAGCGTTTCGTAGGGTTTCATTCTGCTTACCACCAAAGTTGAAACTAAACCCAGGTTCTCCTGTTTCCATAGCTTGACGTACATTCTGCAGAAACACTGGGTTACTGGCTAATGTATTATCTTTAAACTTGCCATGGGTGTCTTGTCCGTATGTCCAAAGAGCAGCGTCATCGTAATTGACGCTAATGTTGGTCATATCCAACGGAGCCGGGAAATTATAGTTTTGCTCCTTCAGAGCCCTTATTTCAGGGGACCAATTCTTTGCTCTAAGGAATTCAGGAATATCCTCATGTTGCCAATTGAGGCTTGCATAGATTGCACTGCGACGGCTTCCTCCCTGCATGATACCCCGTCCCGCTTCATTGACCATTTGCATAAGGGGGACAGGGCCACTAGAGACACCACCAGTTTTTGATAATGGCTTTCCAGCAGGACGAAGTCGGCTGTAGTCAATTCCAATTCCACCACCAGTCATCAAGCATGATACAGACCTCCACATGACATTAGCCCATTCCTCACGATTGTCTTCTTCAGCACGAAGTAAGAAACAATTATTGTAGAATCTGTTTTGTTTGCCTGCATAAAATAAGTACCGACCTCCTGGTATGAAGGCCATCTTCTTAATATACTCTGCTAAATCTTTTCGATCTGAGTCAGCCATTAGTACAGGTAGTGTTCCACCAGCAGAACCACAGACAGAATCTACGACTCGATCAGCCAAAGCCCCCCAGTCATCTGAGGGACCATTTGCATATTTTTGTCTAAAAATATTTGTAGCAAACGATGTTTTAAAATACTCTCGTTTCATATGTGTTTCCAAATCTTTCTATTCCAAATGTCTAATACGTTTGTTTTTGTAATGCCAAATCTACCTGCTGCCTGTCTACTAGATATGTGGTTTTGTAGTGAGCGAATGAGAAGCACAATATCCTCTGTAAGTTTTGCCCGAGGACTCTGCTCTCCACGAGCTTGTCGCCCCTTATTTACCATATCCTGGGAATTATCTTGATGTGTCCCGGTAATTAGATGGGCTGGATTCACACAGCCTGGATTATCACAAATGTGCCGGACAACCTCTTTCGGCAACGCATTTGCAGCAATTCGGTGAGCATAGGCCCAGTGATTGTTATACCAGGAGACACCATAACCGGCTTTATTCTTGGCGCCTGTCCACATCTGGCAGGGTGATGTCTCCTCGGTCATAAAACTCCTTTAAAATTTCCAAATGTTCTTTGTCTTCTTGAATACGCTTGCGAAACCGGACACTCTTTGAATGGTTCAAAGACATGTCCTGGTTCTTTTCAGATTTCTTGGTTGTCTGCTGCTTTTTCATATAGCTTGTCAATGTGGTCATCCACCTTATCAATGAAGGCATCAATAAGGTCTTCACTTGTCACTTCAAGTAATTCAAGAAGTGTTATTTCGTCTAGCTTACGAAGGGTTTCAATCAGCTCCAGTCGGTTCATTTTCCAACACCTCTATTTTCTTTTGAATGAAATGAGCGGCTTTCTTTAAGTCCTCAATACCACCTTTATGCCGCCAGCGTGCTAGATATTTTACTGCAGTTCCATCAAGGTAGCCCAATCCCCAGGCAGTGATGACATCCCAAGGCTCATAATTGGTAAACTGTTTATAGTGTGATCCGGCAATTTGAATGTCATTGGCTTTAACGCTCATCACCGTTCCCTTTGAGTACGCCACGAGCCCTCCGATCTTCTAGCTTCCTAACATTCATTTGTGCTATGGCATCCAAACCAAACCCCAACTCTGAAGCACATGCTGTGACGTAGAACAAAACATCACCAAGCTCTTTAGCAGCAAGGGGGACATCAAACACTCCATCACGCAAATACTTCTTCACCTTCTCAGAGTACTCACCACCCTCCCCAACAAGGCCAAGGGCAGTGTAAGCAAGAGCTTCCTTACTACCAGTTTGCTTCCCTGGATAGATGGTCATGCCCTTTACAAAGGATGTGTATTCGTCAAAATTCATAGATACTTTTCTTTCAAATAATTCAGTGAAACAAACATCGGGTGGTAATGCCCCTGATGTACTTCATGCTTCATCCATATACCTCGGTCGTATGTGTTGCCTTGTGGGCCTAAGTAGTCTTCATTGTGTTCATAACAACTACCACAGAAGAGCCCTAATACTGGTCGTCCGTCTGCTGCGACTTCTCGATGCATGTCCCAGTTTTGAACGTGTCCCATGGTGCAGGACATGTGTTTCCGCTGAACAAGCATTCTAGCTGAAGCGACAGGGCGACCAAGAACACCAGAGGTAAAGTAGTGACAGTAAGCAACACCGTCGATAACCACAGGCTGCAAGAATGGAATAACCTCCCAACCAAATTCCTCATACTTTAAGTCTTTGGTTGAGATGGTTCCATCAAGCTTTGCATCGTTTTGGACCACGCGCTCGATGCGGTTTTCATGGTTGCCCATTGTGAGTACAAGCCTGGGTACATATTGCGAATGCTTTGTCTTACGCATTTTGGCATTATAGTCGCTGATCGGTGCCAAGAGTGCTTCCATGCCCTGATGTGCTGCCTGAATGTCGGCTTTATATCGCCTACCTTCAAAGTCTCGCTTGCCCACATCATAAGAAGACAAACTAGGCATATCCGCAGCGTCACCAATACACACGACCACATCAGGTTTCTTAGAAACAATATAATTTCCAATCGCAGTTAAAAAGGTAAAGTCATTGCCAGGTTTCATCTGCAAATCTGGAATTACCAAATGTTTAACCATATGTTTTTTTAATCCATTGTGCAAATAAATCAAGCTCTAATTCAGTCGCATTAGATTTCATTGCGTTTGCTTTTTGGCTGATTACCCAGACATTACCAGGAATATACCCGAGTGATGGATCAATCCTATCCAAAGATGGCGAGGAATCCTGCCCACCGTAAGACCCATATTTGGATACAAGTGGTACTTTAAGGATTGGGCATATTTCTGGTATTTTTATATCATCTACAGTAATAGAACATGGAATACCATATTTCTTTGACCGATTCTTTGCAGCCCTAAGAAGACATAGCTCTGGGTGTGCTTGCCGGTACCGTAAATTGTTTTCTTGAAGCCTCTCTTTGTTTTTTGCTGAATAGCGTTGATTAGCTTCTTTTGCTGCTTGAGTTTTAGTCATTCAAGGGAAGGTCTAGTTGACTCAGGTCTACTTGCTCCTTCTCGGGCAATACGCCATATGCTGCAGACAAGCCAGCAGCCATTAGGAAATTTATCCCAAACTGAAGGATGGCCTGCACTTGTGCATCATCTAGATTGGCGACAAATTGAACTGAGCCATCTGCATTTTTCACTGGAACATCAATAATCATTTCTTTTTTTCTTTCTTAGTTTTTTTAGCATGGCACGACTTACATAGTACCTGCAAGTTGTCTTTGTTGCAGTAGAGTCCGGCAATGAAGGCATCCCAGGAGGTGAAACCATGTACGCCCACGACGGGGGTAATGTGATCGACCTCAACCATCTTTGCAGGAAAATCTTCTGCGCAGTGGTTGCATTTGAAATGTTGGGCGACTCTACCCGTGTTAACATTAACCTTTTTCTCTGTCTTTGCTTCATTCAGCGTTTCATACTTCGGGGGCCAGCGCCTACTCCCGTTACGTAGCACAGCTACGATGAATGCCTTTTTCCTCGCTGGGGTCCACGGCTTTTTCTCGGTCATCTTTCCACATACCTCCAGGCTCTCGCCATATCCAAAGACATTTAGCGGTCATTGCAAATTCTTCATAGCAGGAGAATTTGTCTCGAACAGCCCAGTAATATTCCTCTTCCGAATTACATGCGTCCAGAATGTTTTTGGCTTTCTTTGGCCCGATTCCAGGCACGCCTTTAATTCCGTCAGCGGTGTCACCAATAAGACACTGATAATAAAAGAAACGAATAGCTTCTTCATTTGTAACGTAGTATTTTTCTTTCTTTACGAAGTTGTAATGGTCGCCCGGTATCATATCTAAATCCTTGTCGATTGTACATATGACCACAGGCTCCTGCCTACCACGAAGTTCCATTTGCCGTACACCCAACATGTCATCAGCTTCGCAGCCGTCTGACCACTGTGCACCCCAAGACTCAGTCAGGAATCGCTTAACTTCCTTTTCCCAGCGTGGGCGTTTAGCGGTGATCCGATTGGCCTTGTACTCTGGATACACACCATATCGAAAGTTGTTATTTCCTGATAACCAAAGCTCAACATCCTCGCTACCAAGCGTCTGACAGATGTCCCGTATGATACCCTCTGAGCGGGCGTTGGCAACAAACTCTTCATCATCTTCGGCACTAAAAGCCCCTCTGAAGCAAATAATGTCCGCGTCTAGGAGTAGTTTCAACCAAAATCCCTTCCACCAACTTTACTTGTAAGAGTGGCTTCCACTTCCCAAGTTGTTAAAGTTTTTCTGATAAACCTAATCTTCACTTTATACCCTTTGTTCCAGGCCCATATATAGGCTGCATCACGAAACCGTTTAACGTCTTTGGCATCAAGCGGGTGGGTTCGTACAAAGTCCCCCACCCGTTGAAGGTTTTCAGTAAACGAATATTTATTCTTAGGAAACTGGTGGGTTATCTCCGTCCAGCGTTCGTGGGTCACTGAGGGATGTCATTGTCCTGCTGGAACAAATCAGCTTCTTGGTTGCCATACACAAAATCAACAAACTGCTGTGCTGTCACAAGCAAATCTTCCACTGATACGTTTGCATTAGCAAACTGAGGATGCTTTGAGAACTCAATAGCAGAACTAATTGAGCTTTGCTTGATGATGTACATCTGCTTAATCTTCCGCTCTTCAGCGGTTTCATAAGTACTCACTGACGTTCGTCCTGCGGGAGCAGGCTTACCATCAGCGACAGGAGCGGCGTCGTTAGTCGTCGGGACAATTTTCGCCCATTGGTTGAAGCCTGCATCATTCTTCACAACCTCTACATCATATGTTTCACCTGACACCATCTTACGCACTTGAGCAAAGATAGCTGGGTTGGAGAAAGACATTATCTTCTGTGTACGGTTTTGACCATTGGAAGTGTATACCACTTCTGCCTTGTCATACTTGTTCTTACCGTTACGAACTTCTTCAATCTTCACTTCTTGAATTACAATTTTAAATGCCATTTGTTTTCCTTATTTAATTTCTTCTAGTTCATACCAAGAATACTCATTACCTTGGCGTCCAAAGTGATCACAACCCCAGTCAGCCAGTTCTTTTTCAGACGGCTTATGGGTCCACGCCCACCGAAACACAGCACCGTGTTGGTCGTAGTCGTTAAAAGACTCTGTTAAAACATATATCATGCTAATAGTTTACCACACTAGTTCTTTCATGTCAAGTTTATTTATACCAGTCTGTAGTTCGCACGTTAAGGGCAAGCTGAAAGCATAACCAAAAGACTCCTGACAAAGCCTTGGAACATCCTCGACTGCTTGTTTCAATAGCAGGGCAATTGCTTGTACATTCTGACTAGGACAATCTACTACAATGGAGTCATGCACCGTGCCAACCATGACAAATTCCAAACCGCTCTCTTGTAGCAGTCGATAAGCATAAATGCGGGCAAGCATAACAAGGTCTGCTCCGAAGCCTTGCACCGGGTAATTCTTAATTGTGGTAAGAGGCCAATCCCAGTCTCCACGCTTAAGAACTGGTTGAAAGGCGTAAAACCTGCCAGATGGGATGGTGATGTAGCCATTGCGTTTAACCTCAACTAATAGTTGGTCGTGCCATTTACGTATGCCTTGATACTTCTCATAGTAGCGGTCAATTACTCCTTGCCAGAAGAGTTCGGGTCGTCGGAATCCTTTAGTGTCCACTCCGGCAAAATCCGGGTCGTGAGCATAGCTGTATGCGCTTCCTCCATAGATGAGTCGGAATTTAAAAATCTTGGCAACCAGTCGTCCTGGTTTGCCGTCTCCAAGAGAAAAAGCTTTTCGGTTTGCATCATGTATATCTACCTTGTCGATAATTTCTTGTCGCAATATTGGGTCGCCGCTTAGTTCTGCAGCAACGACCACTTCCAGGCCCTTCACATCTACGTTCAAGAGCATATCAGTATAGTTTCTCCCCTTTAACTACAACCTCAAACAATGCAATACGGTCTTAT